GAAAGTGTCCAAAGTTTTTGACGTGGCTGGACTCTTCACTGCGTAAAGGTCAAGGGCGTTTGATTCAAGCCTTCTCACGAGCTCTCCTTACTGGTTACACCTCGGGAGAACGATTTCTTCACCTTGTTGGTCCTGGTGGAACAGGTAAGTCCACCATGCAGCAGCTGATGATCGCTCTTGCTGGATTCAATAGCACCCACACCTCGAGCCTTGAGCTGATTGAGACAAACAAATTCGAGAGTTACAACCTGATCGGTAAAAGACTGCTCCTTCTGACTGACGAATCAAATTACAACAAACGGATGGACGTTCTGAAAAAACTGACGTCCGCCTCTGACACACTGCGTGCAGAGAGAAAGTACGGGAAAGAAATCATTAGTTTCAAGCCTGAGTGTCTTGTGTGTATCGCAAGTAACGAACACATCAGCTCTAACGACTCCACAAGCGGACTCGAGCGACGGCGCTTGACCATCGTCATGGATCAGGTCGTGCCCCCAAGTCAACGTCGCGAATTGCTTTCGGTGTATGGCGATCGGCTCGAGGGAGATTTTGTAGAAGAGCTTCCTGGCATTGTGTCCTGGGCACTGTCAATGCCTTTCGAGGAGATGAGGGATGTCCTCGCCAACCCTGTAAAACATGCTCCTTCGCTTGCACGAACCAACATCGACGCCCTTGTTTTCAATAATCAGTACGTAGCCTGGATGTCTGAGTGCTGTCTTTACGCGCCTAACAGCGCCACCGTTGTCGGGAGAGGCGCTGCTCGACCCAGCACTGACGAGTCAGAAAAGGGAATGTACGTCAAAAATGCGTACAGTGAGCTGTATGCAAGTTACGCAAACTTCTGTAAGTCATGTGGATACAAACCTGCAGCTAAACCAAGATTTGTCGAGCGCACAATGGAAACTCTGTGCAACATCCTCAAGCTCCCACACTGCACAACAACAAGCAAAAATGGTTTGGCTGCGATCAAAGGTTTGCGACTTAAGCCATTTGATCTAACATCGGATCGCGCATCTCATGGTGACACCAGACTCCCAAACCCTGTGGAGTTTGCACAGAACCCTGAGTTTGCTATATGGGAAAACAGTTTCAACAAACACGATGCGGACACCTAAAGCGTTTGCCCTGATTATCTTGGCTGGAGGAGCTGCAGCAGTCGTCACTGCTGTCAAAGCTCCTCTTTTTCTTGGCGCACCCCTGGCTTTTATCGGGGGCGCAATGGCTGGTGTTTCCGCTAGTGACGAAAAAACTCGTCGTTCTCGAGAGGGCTCCGATGTTGCTCATCGAGTAAGCGGTGCTTTCAGCGCGATGTATGAACGTAATCGAGGTTTAGTCGACCCAGTAGAACTTTCTTTTGTCGCAAACGTAAGTGTTGATCAGGCATACGGTTTCCTTACAGCTCTGGCCGAAAGCACTGGCGCAACTAAAATAAACAACAACAAGGGAGTAGGAGCAACTTTTAATTTCCCACACAGTGCGAATGTTTTAGAAGAGCTTTCTAACAACGCACAAAACTGGGCACAGAAGCAAACGGCAGCTCTTACTCAAGAATTAGAGCAACATCGTCAAATGATTCGTGCAGCCCAGCTGGCTCAAGTCACAGCACCACGTCAAACAGCACAGGCTCCCGTCCCCGAAAACCCTTGGAACAACCAGTCGTGAGTGAAGAGCAGATCTCCGTCGACAACGTAGGTCCTGAATTAATAAGAGTAGAACTTAAACGAGATGGCTTTACATGCGCTACATATGTATCAAGCGCACACCTTGTAGACGATAAAATAGCTTACCTTCGTAAAAGAATTAACGAAGAAGCTCGTCAAGCTTATTTGGAGGGATTTGAAGATGTCTGAAGAACTCAACGACAAACTCGATCAAGAAGCTGATGAACTTGTTGAGAAGCTTTCTGAAGAAGATCAACAGCTTCTCGATCAAGCTCTTGCCAATCTGATGGGTTTCATTGAAGAAGAAACAACAATCGGATATTGGGTCGAGGAGGATCAGGAAACCTCTGACAAAAAGCGCCAGCCGTCCAGCGAGTGATCATCTGTTTGTACAACTGCTTTTACGATTGTCGGTAACTCGATGCCGAGGATCATGGCGATCTGACGAGCAATAAGTTGGTGCTCGAGCTGAGTATCTTCTTTAGCTCTAAGCCCCACATAATGAACCCATGATCTTACAGAGCCGTTTGCGTGGAGTCTTGTTGGCGTGTACAAAGGCAAAATATTTCGAGCGCACTCTCGTGCCACGCCAGCTTCGAGCATGTCGTTGTAAAGAGAATGAAGCTGAGCATCTACTAAATAAATGCGGTCTCTAAAACTTGCAAGCAGACCCACGTCTATTTCTTCAGTGCTTGACTGACGATTTTTCTCAGCTTGTTTTCTTATATGAAACTCCTCTGGACGGTCGTGAATTCCATCTGGCAACGTGTTGAAGGGGTTGGTATACCGTTGCGACAGTTCCTGGAAGCACAGGGATTTATGACGGATCAGCTGAGCAGAAATTGCTCTGGAAGTGATAATTTCAAAGCTGACGTTTGCTTGCTCAAGAATCGACCAGTGTCCATGCTTGATGCAGTACGAAAGAAGTCTGGCGTACTCTTCCCGTTCGGGATCTGACGTGGATACTCGAGCGTGGCGAGCAATAACTTTTTCAGCGTCAGGCGTTATCCAATCAAGCTTTACGGAATGCATATCCGAGAACGATCTCGGATCACATTACCTCAACTTTTAGGGAATGTCTGTTGATAACGCAGTCGTGCAGTCAGTTCTGAAGGATTACTTACAGCACGAGCCATATCGTATGGCTTCATTCCCAAAGCCATGCCTGCCATCCGCGTTGGCCCCATCTGCTCACTACGCATCATCATTTTGTGCCTCCGAGAACCTGTTCTTGAAGTGAAAGATCATCACGCCTGCGATAATCATTTGCCAGATTCAGAGGACCCAACTCTTGAGTATTCAAGAAGTTTTGTTGAGGTAAAAGGGTCAAAGCTTGAACGTTAGCTCGCATGACCGGATCCACAGCATTAACTGCGTCGGCTAAATATTTTTCTTGGCTCATATCCATCGGCCTCTCAGGAAGAGGAGTTCCTTGATGGTTGTAGCCAACTAAACCTGTTGTTTCTTGAGATTTGGTGATGTTTCCATCTCCATAAGGCAGTGCGCCCACGGGGGGACGAGCGTATGTCCCCATGTCGACGTTGTACTGAGCGAAGATACGGTTCACATCGTCCGTGTACTGTGCTCTACGAGCGGTAATGCTGATATCGTCATTCATATAAGAGGCAGGGCTAGCCATAGCCATACCTAAGGGTTTAAGCGGGGGCATAGGACCTAAGCCACCCGGTCGCTGTAAAAAATTTGATTGTTCCATGATTAAAGTTTAGCTTCGTTTTGGTTGTTTCTCGCGGTTAGTTTTCTCTTTGACTATCCGAAGATTCGAAGAGTTGTTGTTCTCCGGGTTGTAGTCTTTGTGGTCGACTTCTCGTCCGTCTCCTTTAGATACTCTGCCAGACCTTTCCATATGTCTACGAGCCTTGTTACGCGCAGCACGACGTTTTTTCTGACGTTCTGTACCGTGGTAATCACGATATTCTTTGCCATAGTCGCGCTGCGCCACTTAATACATTCTATGCTTTTTTAATTTTACCTTCTCCAGATTTCACAGCAGTGAAATGTTCTTCACGACCTTGCACACCACATTCTCGGCACCACTCCTCCCATAAACCAGTGAAGAGACCGTTAGTACGACCGGATCGTTGATACAGGAAATCCGTGAAAAGAGCCTTTCGGTTTTCTTGCTCTGCGTCCCACTCTTCCAAAATTTTGTTGTATGTAGTCATTGTTTTACTTTTATGTACCAACCGGAACTATAGCCCTTCTCGACCATCCAACGGGACTCTAGGTATCGCTTTGAATACTTTTGGAAAGCACCATGCTCAGAGATATACACTCCTTCAACAAGATCGAGATCACCCAATGGATCATGAACTATCAAGGATTCGCGGTCTTTAGTAGCACCAACAGCGACTATCCAGTGACCAGTGCCAGTGGGGTTTTCATAAGGACCGTGGTGCAGAATGCCCATTGGCACAGGGACTCCAGCTACCAGTAGCTCCTCGACATCATTCCAATTTCCATCCTGACGAAACTCAGCATGTAGACCGCATTGATCCAACGTTTTTAGCTGAACCCACGCTTCTGTCGGTTCACCGTTCTCAAGAATCAAATCAACGTACTCATCACACGATGTTTCATTGGGTTTTACAGTGTCCAAAACCGTAAAGCAGGCACTGGTAAAAAAAGTTTTATCCTCTTCAAACAACTTCTTAGTATATGGTGCGTTGAGCTGTATGTGGTGTTTTGGGTTGTATGAAATTTTTTCTTCTTCGTCGTTAATTATCTTCCAGTGAGGTGCATAAAAATACCAAGGTGTATCGGGACTGGAAGCTAGACGAACTTCACGAAGCTGCTCACCAGCAGTGATAATAATTTTGGACCACTCCCAAGCAGAGCCACGTGGCACAAAAAGCTTTTCCTCAGCAAGAAGCTTCGAGTGCTCAAGGGGCACTCTTGTGAGCCAGGTATCGTGTTTTGCCAGTAAAGACTGGCCCATTAAGGGGTGCTTATCCCCTCCCCGGCGAGTCATTGTCGCTCCTCTTCCGCCTAATTTTGACAAGGGTAAAAGCTAATAACAACGCCAGCAAAGCACTTTTTAGAAAAGAATTAAACAAATTTGTGAAATTTTTTGGGCTTATAGCAACTGTGTAAGCTAGATAGAATAAGGGATCACTCAGTGTCGATAGATTCAAGTTCCTGCTTCTCACAAGCTTTCACCGCTTCTTGCATAGAAACATAATAAGAAGAGGAAGTTTTACCTCCCTCTTCTAGCGTTTCTAAAATTTTCTTAGCCAAAACACATTCCCTTTTGTTGGGGTGGGTCACTGTTAAAACAGCATGTGTTTGAATACTACAATCACGCAGCGGTATACGTCACTCGATAAACACAAGGAGAGCGATCGGTTTTCTCTATGTAGAGAAAGTTTTCAATTGATCCTCCCACGCTGAAAGTGAAGGACACGTCTTGACGATTAGAAATTTTGGGTGAGTTAACTTCCCCTAAAACCCCTCCGTTGATACCGCTACGAATATAAACACGGCCTACATTTTGAGAACCGGCTTGAAGAGTAACAGTTCCTGTTCCAGTGACACTGGAAGTGACGCCGTGCTTATCGGCTCTTTTCTCAGATCCTTCAGAAGTATCTTCGACTGTAGAGTTCACTGTGACGTTACCGCCATCCTCGGTGCGGTACTGAGCAAAACGGGTGATGCCAGCTGGATTAGCCCCCAGCTCACGGTTGAAAGTGACCTGAGCCATTTCTAAAAAACATAGTGAATATCTCTAGTTTAGTCGCATAGATAGTGACTTAGATTTAAAGCGATAATATTCAGGCCATGACGTACAACAAGTTCAATGCTTTTGTGTACGAGTTAATTCAGTTTTGGTCAAGGTTTCAACCAAACATCAAACTGAACCCCTGGATAAAACGTGCATGTACTCACTGTTTCGACGACTGGGTTGAGTGGCGTACACAGCTGTTGATGGTGCAGCTGGACGAAGATGCAAAAAAATTAGTCGATGACTGGGAAGAAAAGGAAGAAAAGTTTATTCAAGCACAGTTCTATGGGCTGCAAGACACTGGCAGCAACAAAGACGAACCTCTAGGAGGTGCGATGGGATATTCTTACGAGTTGTTCGACGATCAGTCGTCGTAAATCAAACAACCCGGAGACTGAGGATCTTTTTCACAACGTTCTTCCCAATACGCTTCTTTTTGAGTCTTGGGGCGCTCAAAGTGCAGAACCTTGCCTTCTTTCTTATCGTCAGAAGAAGGCATCGGGCAAGCTTGATCGGTCATTTTTTCGACTTCTTGTAGGACCGAGCTTTTTTCTTAGCTCTTACACAGTTTGGCACCATTTTCCCCGATTTCTTACTTTTTTTCATTCCCTCCATAACATAACCATCCCAACAGGGTCCTTGTTTAGCCATTGTTCTTAGATGCTTTGTACGACCGAGCTTTTTTGCCAGCCCGTTTGGCTTTTTCAGTGTTGGCTACGTGAGTGTTTACAGGTTTACCTCGTGTAGCTCTCTTTTTTTTCTCATCCGTGGCCTTACGCTCCTCTTTCGACATTGCAGCCCACGCTGCTTTAGGAAGGTATCGCTCGGTGCGACCTTTTTCTCTTGCTTTATCGGCCATATCCCCCAAGAGAATCCTTAAGCATTTCTAGTCTATTAGCTTGATTTCTATGTGTCTGTGAAGCCTTGTCTAACTGACCAACAATTTCACTAAGTTCGTTTTCAGCCTCAGTTTCAGGCATTGATTCTCTTTGCTGATCACGGATAGGTCCTCCAAAAAGCCACGCATCACAGGTTCTGGCTCCTGCACACTTGAATTTGAAGAGCTGGCAATAACCTAGATCAGCAAGCTCCATGACCTCTCGAGGGTCCGCAGCGTTAGTTTCGTTGATACCTTTTTCTATGCACCCAAGGATTACATCAGATTGATCAAAAGCAGCGCAGTTGCCGCACCTCGCTGTCTTGACTGTTTCTAAGTCCGTGTTCCAGAGCTTTGCTTTTTTCTCCCAAAAACCAGGGTCAGGAACCGCAGGATTCAGAGGACCATATCCGTAGTTTTCTGTAGTCCAATCTCTGTTTTTGATATTTTCTTCAATATCGACAGTGGCTAGAGGACATTTGTTATTGACCTCTGTGATTTTTTTCTCGAGCAGCAACTCACCTTTGAGACCAGTAACCCGATCTTTTTTACTTTCCGGGTGTTCCACGGTCATCTAGCTTTTTAAATATTTTACGTGCTTTACGCAGGAGTTTCTGCGCCTCTTCGCGAGTAAGACACTCCTGAGCTTTTCTGGCAATTTTTAAGAGCTTTCTCTCTTGCTTTTTACCGGTCATTTTTTCTTTTTCTTTTCATATTCTTCTCTTGTCTGCCAGTCCTCTTTGCTCCACTTAGAAAGCTTATTTTTGCTTGATTTTTTACCTTCGTATTTACCGCCCATCTCCTTATAGTATTTAGTCGCTAATTGCATAGCGCGTGCGGAGTGTCCTCCCATTTTCTTGCGAGCTTTTGCTTTAGCTCGAGCCCATTTTTCAGGATGTTTTTTCTTTGCAGTTTCTGCCACTTACAAATCCCTGTTAACTCTTATAGTTTAAAGGACTAGAGAATACTTCACAGTCATGAACGAAGATGAAAATAAGCGTTCATACGAATGGTTGGCTGAGATAGTCAAAGTCTCAGTGCTCAGTTGGAGTGCTGCGTTGTTAACACTTTCTTATATGGGTTATTTTCAAAAAATGGACCCAACTTTTATCGCCAGTATTTTTTCTGGATCTTTAGCTGGGTATGGAATCAGTCGTGCTTCAGATGTAAATAGAAAGCAAAAAGAGCCTAAAGTAGAGGGGAACACCCCACCAAAAACTAAGCCGTGAAAACATTCTTATGGCTTACTCTTTTAAGCCTTTTCAGTCCCTTAGGGGCTTTTGCACAAACAGCGCCTGGCTTTACCCAGGGCTCGATGAACAGCACGACAACCACCGAGCAGACAATAACCGAGACGATCGAGATCGAGAAGTACGGTGGCGCTTACAGCAGCATCACGGGCCACAATGTGACTCCCAGTGCAGAAATCGGAGGGACGAACACCACTTATTCAATGAACACAGGAGCCACGAACTGGCAACTGGAAATCGTCACTCGAGCAGCTGGTGTGATCGAAACTCAAGACATCGAGCGCACGATCGAAACCGAATCTACGACCACGTCGTTAAGTGTGTTCTCTCAGTAGTGTTTTTGACCTGTAGTCCTGTCAACGCTCAAACAAATGACGGGACTACAGTTATTGCAAACCCACAAGCGTCTTCGACCGGCTCAGTAACCAATAGCGCGGTACAGATCAATCAAGGCTCCTACAGCACACAAGGACTCGGAACTGGGCATTTCTGCAATAGCGGCACTATGGTGTTTACACCTTTTTATCTTGGCGCTGGCTTTCATCCGGAGTACTCCAGAAGTGAAAATTATGGCGCTCAAATCAGTTTTGCTATTCCGCTAGACGGTTCTGCACAGGAAATTTGTAAAGAGCTAGGAAGAAAAAAAATTCAACAAAAAAGAGTTGATATTTTGCTTACTAGAATTAGAGAATGTACCGCTATGTACGAAAAAGGGTACATGATACGACCTAATTCACCGTACTCTGCGATTTGCGACGACGTTGTGCCAATCGCTGCCTACTCCAACTTACCGGCTTCTTCCCAAGCTTCCTCTGAATCCGATTGATAATCTGCTTAATCGCAGGTTTTAGAGCTGAAACACATTTTTTAAACACAGAAGTAGCAAGAAGCGTTGCGCCTACAGAAACCGTTGCTGTTGTTCCCGCCGCCACAAGGATTTCTGGCTTAGGGATTGGTATTTCGATACCTCCTGGAAGGGCAACGCTGTTGACCACTTCGGAAGCTTCTAATTCTTTTTCCTCTACCTCGAGGACAAACTGATCGAGGTCTGTTCGAAGGGTAGTTATTGCGTCAGTGTGCGAGTCCAAAGCTGGCTGAACCGCGTCCACCACTTCTTCTACGATTTTTTCTGCGACAGTTTTTGGCGGCTTTTCTTTGGGGACTGGACCTTTTGGAGTTGCCTTAGGTAAGTAAGCCTCAGCTTTACCAGGACGATAAGAAGGCACCAAAACCACCGGGTAATTAGGTGGAAGTGGTGCCAGGTAGTCGATTACTGGCTCCGGAAAATTTTTGATTTTCGGGAGCTGTATATCGGGGTAATTGAACTCAGGCACTTACAGCCGTCCGCTGGTGCTCCGCTCGTCGCGACCATCACGAGATTTTGCTTCTCCCTTGCGTTCTTTTTCGCGCTCAATCTTGTATTTTTTAGCTCGAGTCTTAGCCCGAGTTTTTTTGCTCATTTCACCGCGACGCTTGCCTTTTTCAGTGGCTTCCACGGTGCCTTTTTTGAGATCACCTGATTTTTGAAGGGTGCTTGTGGCGATTGCGTAGGCGGCACCCTTCTTCATATCAGGGTTTTCCTTCATAATTGACTTAACCGCGTCTTCAAGAATCGCAGGCATTTGTTTATACGTCTGGGAGTATATTTATATTGTACAGGTTTTTTTATCATGGCTTTCTTACTTAACAACTGGGAGGCAATTGTCGGGATTGCTGGTGCAGCTCACTTGCTTGCTTTGGCTATTGTCAACCTCACTCCGACGCCTAAAGACGATGAGCTTTACGGCAAGTTCTACAAAGTAATCGAAAAAATCGCGGGTGTGGTGACTAAGGTCGCTAAGCAATGATCGAAATACTGCTTATGGGTCTCCTTGCTGGGGACCCTTACGATTGGCAGATGTCTTGTTTTCAGACACTCGAGGCTATCGAGACAGTGATGATGGACGAGTTTTTTGCTCGTCCTGAAAACCACGGAGCTAGAAGGAGGCTCATAGAAAAAATGAAGCGTCACGGGCCACCTGGTTGCGTACCTGTTAAGGTTTGATTCGTTGAAGCCATTTTTATGCTCGACGCGACCAGTCAATTGCAAGATTTCATAGTCACTAAAGATGATGTATTTTCATCAAAAATTTGTGACGAACTTTTAAGTGAGTATAAAACTGAAATATGGGATAACTCAATAACAATAGGAAATACATCTGATTATAGAGTATGTAAACAAATAAATATATCATCAAGTGAAATAATTAAAGACAGTGAGCACAGGAGACAATTAGATCAAACTGTATTCGAAACAATAACTCCCGTTATAAAAGAATACGCTGAAAAATTTGATGGATTTTTAAATTATGAAAGTGATACTGGATATAACATTCTCAAGTATGAACCAGGGGACTTTTACAAAGAACACACGGATGCTATAGAAAAAAATTGGTTTAATGAGCGCGGTCATATAAACCAAGATTGTCTTGTAAAAAGAAAAGTAACTCTCATCGTTCAACTAAACGAAGAGTTTGAAGGAGGAGGATTATCTTTTTTTGGAAATACCTTCAAAATTAAGATAAAAAAGGGTTCAGTTATTTTATTTCCATCAAATCTTTTGTTCCCACATCAAGCACTACCTGTTACCAAAGGGACAAGATACTCCTTGATAACATGGATTCACTAAATTTGTACAGCTTAGACCGCTTCTGGCAACAAAAGAGCCCCTTTTTCCATCCAGTTAATAAATACAGGAGAGGGAGGCTCAGGATCAGGCTGGTGTATCCAGCTCAAAATCCTGTCCTCCCTTTCTTTTGTCCAAAAAATTTGACCTCGATACCACTCAAACCATGGCATATCTGATTTCTCGAGGTTGCAGGCCCCACAGGCGCCGATCAGGTTTCGTCGTTCCTGACTACCTCCTCTCGCTCGAGGTATTACGTGGTCAAGAGTAGTTGGGTGTTTTCTACCGCAGTAGGCACACTCGGGCCACTCGTCAAGAATACTTCGTCGGAACCGTTTTCTAGCAGACCTTTTCTGTAAACATTGAAGGTTAAAAACTAGATCCAGTTCCGAATCGACCATAAATAATGGTGCGATATTTCTTATTTTAGTTGATCACAAGCTTTAGAAGCTATCAATTAATAAAATTAATCCTCAATATAAAAATAGACTTTTGTGTGGTCTACTTCAAAGTCACCATCAATGCCCGCAGCCTGAAGAAAGAAAGGACGATTTCCTACAGCAGGACCTTTGACCCAATCGGTGCCCTGCCTGTTTGAGAAACCGCCTCCACGTCTCGTACCCTCTGAACCGCTGTTGAAACCAGGTTGGGTATCAGTGGAAACAGTACCTGATGCATGGGTGTGAGCTACTAAAGCATTTTCTTGGAAAGAACCCACATCATTACCGGTGGGACCAACCCCAGAAAGTGCTGTGCGACTAGCGCCATCAGGATCAGTAGTAGCTCCTAAATTTGCACCTCGAAGATACAATCCTTGGGTATCAGGCAAATGAATCGGGTCAGATGTTGTGCCGCCTCCATACATATTGGCGGGCCAACGTTCAGATAGATTGCTAAAAGTAGCGCGGCTAATCGCCTGACCATTCAACAGTGCATAGGGTATCAAATTTCGTGTATAAGACTCACCTTGGTGAGCCATGTGGATGACAATTCTTCCTGCCGTCATAATTCTATGCTGCGATACAGAAGACTATACTAATGTTATCTGCTCTGCTCTCGTTCGCATTGCCAGTGCTTGCTTGAGATGCAGGATTGATTGCCGTATTATTTAGAGGCCGAGGACAGGTTGGTGCATTACTACCACCACCCCTTTGAGTAGTAGTATTTTCAGACGGGAAAGTATGACGGTGTTGGAAAAATTTATCAGGGAGGAAGTTATTAGTGAACTCTCCAGAAGGAGTTCTTACGTTTGAAGGCTGACGAGAGCTCGAAACAAACATTCCACGTAGATCGGGAATATTAAAAGTAGTGACCCCATCTCCATTACCGAAGTTAGTTGAAATTAAACCAAAAAGTTCTGAGTTACTCTCTCTAGATATAGCTTGACCACTACAAATTAAATAACCTTCAGGGATATAGGAAGAATCATACTCAGGCAGCAAAAATGGATGAATAGTTCCTTTTCCGACCGTGGCACCATTTTTAGTTGAAAGGAGAGGAATAAATTCTCTCTTTCTCATCTCGTTATTAGCTTCTCCATCGAAACTTGAGCTAATGTTTGCGTTAGAGGCATTGCCCCTTCGCCGATCATTACCACCGGGGTTAGTATCCGCGCCAGTGTCACTGAACGTTAGGCCCGAGAAATTGTGGTTATGGTCTTCAGTAATGTAACCACTACCTGTTACAGGAGTGACTCCAGAAGCAGTTTCACCTTTAAGGTAGACAAACGTGTCGTATAAGTCGGGTACGTTAAATGTTGTAGAGCCGTTACCGGCTCCGAATCTTGTTCCAATGGCAGCAAAAAGCTCTGAGTAAGTAGTTCTACTAACAGCAGCGCCGTCACAAAGAAGAAAAGGATCGTCGTTAGCTAATTCTGTATCGACAACACCGCTAGAGGAAGCAAAAGCAATTGCTCCAGCTGGAACGTAGCGTTGAACCGGAATACCCGGAAATGTGTTTGCGTAAAGTTCGCGGCTACACTCAGTAGACGAAATCCACTGACCAGCAGCGTCCGTCTGAGTAGATTGCTTTTTTATTCCGGTGTAGCCCGTGTATTTACGTACCATCGATCAAAAAGCGATTAATGAATGACCGTACTGGTCTGATTCGAATTTGGAAGAAGAGTAACTTTCACTAGCTACCCAACCAGATTTTACTTTAAAAAATGGTTGGAGTTCAGGATCCACAGAACAAAAACCAAAGGTTTCATACTGCAGTTTCAAAACATCTTCTTCAATCTCAAACACAGCATCGTAAGCAGTTTGAGCTTCTGATTTAGTTTGATACTTGCAATCAGGTTTTTGAGGAATATCGGAGTAAGTTAGATAACCCGAAGAATAATAAAGAGCATGAAGTTCAAAGTAGTAATCAACTAACTTGTCCTTGTAATAAGGAGCCAAGTCAGCTACTGCGATGGTAGGGTGCAAAGAACTTTCAAGTTGACTTTTAAGCCACTGTCGAACTTTTCTATCTCTAGGGATTTTACGCTTATTTAGTTCTTCCGCTGTTTTATCTCTTACGACAAAAGAAAGAGAGCTGCTATCCCAATCAAAAGTCTGAGTCTCAGACACTTCAGGAATTGTATAAGGTCCTGTATACCCTCCTGTAGCAAGCTCTTCAACAGTCACACAGCACGACTGACGAACCACACGTCCGGGCAGGTGCAAGATGTCCGGCAACAGAGCGGGTGGTGCTCCGTTCAAGGAAAATTTTGCAGATGAAAAGTCCATGGTTATTAAATAACTACGGTACTAATCGAACAGTCAAGAGAGTCTGTAACAGTGGATGAAAGTTGCAGTTTATTTCCACTCGGAATGACAAATTTATTACCGATTAAATCAACGTTTGCGTTAGCAGGGACTGTGATTGGTTCAGCAAGTGAAGCAAGAACCGCATCACTTGAATTGAGATGAGTGCAAGTGACTGTAGAGTCTGACCCAGCAACGTTGCAAACTAAGATACTCAGAATCAGAGTCGAGTCTGAAGTGCTGGTAAAAACAGTAGTCGGTGAAAGAGCTACGTTATGAACTGATGTATTACTAAAAGTCGCCATCGCTTTTTAGTGTACCCGGCAGAATAACTGAATTATAGACCTTTTTGTCTTGTAAATACGGATTAGGTGAATGAGATAATTAGTCCTATTAACTGTTCCTGGTTTACAGGGGGATTATTTAAAATCAACGACAAAGCTGCATTCCCTGAAGCTAAAGCTTCAACAGAATCCGCAACAAGAGCATTACCTGAAGACTGAGCTTCTAAACCAGAAACGATTGCTCGGTCAGCTTGCTCAATAGATAGCACCCCGCTAGTGGTTGCTGTATCAGCAGTCGATCTTGCAGCGTTTCCGCTAGAAACTGCGGTGTTAGCTACGGTTATAGACGTCAGCGCCTCAGAAATAGAGGCGTTGCCAGAAGCTTTTGCCTCGAATGTGTCTACAAGTGCAGCGTTGCCTGAAGCTTCAGCGACGAGTGCTAAAGATACAGATGCATTACCTGAAGCAATAATTTCAGGAATCTCTGCAAGAGCTGCATTGCCGGAGGCTAAAGCTGTGGCAGCAGGTGCATGAACGGCATCACCGGAAGCAATGGCGGTTGGGACAAGCGCCTCACCTGCAGCACCGGATGCAATTGCATCGTCTGAAGCCTCAACGGCATTGTCAGCCTGGAAGATAGTAAAAATCGATGTAACAATCGAATCTTGAGATCTGTCAAGAGCCTCAACAGAGTTGACAAGAGCTAAATTTCCTGATGCAAGAGCGTTTTCTGATTGCTCGAGAGCAGCGTTGCCTGATGCAGTTGCAATCGATGCTTGCTCAGATGCAGCTGCACCAGAAGCAAAAGCAATGTTTGCATCGATAAGAGCCGCGTTACCCGAAGCTTGTGCAATTGAAGCATCCGTAATCGCTGCGGAACCTGAGGCAATAGCCACGAGGCTTACTTCAACTGCAGCCGCACCAGATGCAATAGCACTTTGCGAATTGACAACAGCGGCAGTTCCCGAGGTTATTGCTTGAGCATTATTAGTTAAAGCGGCATTACCTGAAGCAAGTGCCGAGCTTGCATTGAACTCTGCAGCAAAACCAGATGCGCCAGCCGTTACCGCAAAAGCAAGACCTGAATCACCAGAGGATAAGGCAACAGCAGTGTCCTCAAGAGCATCATTGCCTGAAGCTAAAGCGTCTTTATTTACGACTAAACTTGCGTCACCCGATGCTTGTGCCTCTGCACCCGAGGCAAGAGCATTATTACCAATTGATTGCCCTGTGAGTGAGGTAGCTATAGATGCATTACCTGAAGCTTGTGCAGTGGCAGAAACTACATTCGCGTCAATCCCAGAGGCAAGCGCAATGGCAGCTAGTGCCACAGCGGCATCGCCGGAGGCAATTGCAATGACCCCTCTTTCACGCGCAACACCGTCTAAGCCGATCTTGCCATCGGCTGTGTAAATAAGACCGGATGCATTATCCGGCAGATCAGTCTGAATAAAATTATCTTGACCAAGCGTAAAAATCCGACCGCCTAAACCACTTCCTGCGATCAGGTCGCCCGTAATCGGAATTACATCATCGTCGTGGTTTTCAACAACGAAACCGCCGGAATAGACAAGTCCTCTACGCAGAGTCATTTTACGAAAGCGCGATAATTAGGCCAATAGCTTCCTCGGTACTAAGACCGGGGTTAGCTGCGTAAGCCGCAAGAGCTGCGTTTCCGGATGCTTGTGCGATTGGAACGATCACAAGACCAGCATTGCCTGAAGCTAATGCAGTTGTTGAAACTGCAAGAGCTGCATTACCAGAAGCAAGTGAAGTATTTGCAAGGCTGAGAGCAGCATTACCTGAAGCTTGTGCGACTGTGGCGTCTGTAATCGCCGCATTACCAGATGCAGCAGCCGTCGCGGCTAAAGCAAGACCTGCATTGCCTGAAGCAAGAGCGACAATACCGTCAGAAATTGCTGCATTGCCAGAAGCTTGAGCAGCTAAAGCAATACTAATACCAGAGTTACCAGAAGCTTGAGCACCAGCTAAATCTGCAAGTGCCGCATTACCTGAAGCTTGAGCTTCTACAGCAACAGCAAGACCAGCGTTACCTGAAGCTTGAGCAGCAAGTGCAACAGCAATAGAAGCCGAACCCGAATCAATCGCCGAATTGGCAACAGCAAGAGCAGCATTACCCGAAGCCAGTGCTGTGCTAGCCAAGGCCACAGCGGCTTGGCCTGATGCCAGAGCTGTATTGCTCAGTTCAACAGCAGCATTACCTGAAGCAAGAGCTCGGTTTGCATCAGCAGTCGCTGCATTACCAGAAGCAAGAGCAGTTTGAGAATCTGCTAAACCTGCGTTACCTGAAGCAAGAGCGTTAACAGATATTCGAACAGCTTCAACACCAGAGGCAAGAGCTGCTTCAGAATCTAAAAGTGCGGCATTACCTGAAGCAAGAGCATCTACTGCATCACTAACAGCTGCGTTGCCTGACACCACAGCGGTAACAGCGTCTGCTAAACCAGCGTTACCTGAAGAAAGAGCTTCAGTGGCATCTGCCAAAGCAGCGTTACCTGAAGCAAGTGATTTAACGTTATCTACTAACGCAGCATTACCTGAAGCAAGAGCTTCTTCAGATAAAACTAAAGCAGCGTTACCTGATGCAAGGGCTGTAGCAGCATCCTGTAAAGCAGCATTACCTGAAGCTTGTGCAGCTTCACCAAGAACTAAGGATGAGTTTCCTGAGCTGAGTGCTACAGCAGCTACTGATAAAGCAGCATTACCTGAAGCGATTGCAATCGCAGCTTCTGTAAGACCGGCATTACCAGAAGATAAAGCTACCTCTGCTTCAGCAAGCGCAGCATTCCCTGATGCCAGAGCAGTAGTTGAATCTGCGAGAGCAGCATTACCTGAAGCAAGAGCAGCGGATGAACGTGCAAGCGCAACGCCATCAGTTCCAATTTCGTTGCCAACGTAAATCAGGCCGCTTGGCTCTGCGGTGAACGCGACATCAAGACGAATAGTTGAGTCTGTATTTCCACCACCTACAAGACCACTACCTGCTGTTAAAACACCACCAGAAGCACTGGTGATAATACTGTCACCAAAAGGCAGCTCGGCTAGAGCGCCGCTGACTAGAACTACCGGCCTGCGAACTACCATGATTTAACCTTTTAACCTCCAGTATAGAGAAGTACAGGTGGCGAAATTTCCACACTGAGTTGTGTTGAGGTAATTGCTAAACCAAGACTTGTTGCTGCTTGATAAGCATTACTTCCTGAACCTGTAACCGTTCCGGAAGTTGTCGTAAAGCGGACTACTTCGCCTTCAAATTTAGATAAGTAATAGTATTCACCTGGAATCAAGGCGGTATCAGCGGTGATATTTACGTCAGTTAAGCTGATGACACCGTCTAGATTTACGATTACGTCACTTCCGTTAGAAGCAGCTTCAGAAGCAAAACCAATCGGTGAAAACTGATAAGAATTTACACCGCTTAACGCAGTAGAAGGTACTACAAAACTACCACTTGCAGAGACAACTTCACCAGCAATCAAATCAGCTCCAGCGGTCAAAGTAGCTGTTGGAGCAGGGTTTGTAACAACACCTTGTCCGTTAGCTAGATATACAGTTGTACCGTCAGCCTGGTAACTTGTGTAATTGCGGTTGAATATCGATCTGTTGGGCACCGATCACAACCAGATACTTACGACTTATTCTACACTTTTTCAAAGAAACCCACTAATTACAAATCGGGGTTGTTGAGGAGAAATTCTGAGTGAAGTGGAACTAATAGCTGTTCCCATTTCTACTAAGTAAGCTCCAGAAGCACCAAGCTGATCGAATCCAGCAGTAAATGTTGGATAATCCACTATTTTGCCGCCGCTGGCACTCACAAAATAACGTTGTCCTGGAACAAGACCTGAATAAACCACAGCTTGTGCATCGGTGACCACACGACAAAGCGTTCCTGCACTCACTGCGTCTACAGCAACACCAATAGTATTAGCCTCGTCCAGATCACCAGAGGAACGAGCTGTCCGGATGTGACCGGAGGTGCTCATATCAACAGCTACTGCATCGCCAATCGCGATAGCTTCACCAGCCTTAAAAGATAAGAGCACGTTACCTCCAGTATCTCATTTAAGTTTACTTGCCTTGGCCCCTACGTAACTTTCGGCCATGAGAAGGCTTCGAGTGAGTTCCCTGCCCCTGCTTTGTGCGCTTAGGACGTGAATCGATTTTGTTTTCGGTTTTAGCTTTTGCCATTGTTTCGAAGTGGACTAAGTGGACTTAGCTAAGTTAGCTAAGTCCGATAATCAGGCCAATAACATCGCCCTCACTTTGTCCAGGAGCATTACCGCTTGCAATAACGTCAGCCCACTTATCGCCATCCCAAACACGGATGACATTGCTGCGGCTATCAGTCCACTGAGCACCATCGACAGAGTAAACAGGAGGAGTATCTCCGTAAGAAGGTGTTCTTGAGGGAGCGGATTCGTACCAGCCACTCGTAGGAGCGTCGTAAACGAAAAGCGAACCCATAAGGTTGTTGAACCAAATAGTTCCGTCTCGAGGCGGAGCATTGAGTCCGCCAGTACCTGAGGGGGGTACTTCGCTCTTAATTGCCAGAGCCTCAGCGTTGGCGATGTACCAATCTGGTTTCGCAACGTCATTGCCGGAGGCATACACAAACATGCGCCCTTCGTTGACGTCAAACCAGAGCGAACCTCCAACAAAATTGTCTCCTGGCGCTCCAGAAACAGTAACAACAGCAGCACCAGCCTCTGCAGTGCTGTTTGTTGTAAAGAATGCGCCTGAGAAACCGATCGTGACATTATTACCAGCCAGAGCTCCAACATCAATTTGTTTGAAGTCGCCGCTGGTCGCCACGGCTGTGCCAGAGCCGGTGCTTATCAGGTTTTCGAGAGTCACGAACGAACCTGAGTAAGTGACTCCGATACCTGGTTCGGCAATTAAACCAATGTCAAGGATCTGGAAGTCACCGCTTTGACTAACGCTTGTTCCTGAACCTGCAACAAGAAGTTGTTGAGACGTTCCAGAGATGACTCCAACACGAGACGAGTTATAAGAGAAGTCGACTGAGCCTTGACCAATAAGGTCAGTGCTAACGACAGCCGTGTCACCACTTGCAGTAATCGTGATCCCATCACCACCAACGAGACCGCTGACAACAGCAACGGCACCTTCGTTGGTGCCAGAAATTTGAATTAGTTTTCCGTCGTATTCAACGTCATTGTTACCTTCACCTTGGATATTTACATCGAAAATCGTGTTTGCGCCGCTAGCTACTCCAAGTACACCAGAGCCCGGTAGAGATTGAGTAATCAGGCTTGCAATTATGCTGTATAAGCCGCTCGTTGTAATGCTGATTCCAGAACCAGGGACTAAAAGTCCTCCAGTAGCTTCAATTCCACTAGCTGTAGAGTTTAAATCCTCGAGAGCTCTTACTACACCTTCAAAGTTAGGTGGGTATCCGTAAGGGCATCTTGTGTAGCTAGTAGTTCCCACGCCGCTAATGGTTTCGATGAGGTTATCGATAACCGTCACAATTCCGAAGAAGTTGTGCGGTGCTCGTGCCCTGGGTAAATCGCCGTGAAGTGGACACGCAGGGCTATTACGTTCAGGCATTTAAATAGTCCACCTCCTCGTACCAGTCTATCTGTTAAGAGCTTGAAATTTAATTTTACTCTTTATTCTTCTTGCTCGATATCTTCAGAGCACCGTCATTTTCGTGATAAGCCATGTCTTCTGCGAGCTTCCAGGCTGGGATACCTAACAGATCAGCACGTTGTCTCAATGCCTGCCAGCTATCTAGGGATCTATCTAAAGCTGGAGACGATTTCACAGTACTGGGGTAGTTACTCAAATTGTATACGATTGTAATTAATTCTGCTAACCACGAAACGTCTGGAATAATGCTTGCCTAATCAAATCCTTGTGACAGTGGTAATCCATACGAGGTGTCGTCAAGATCGTTTATTTATAAACGTATAAGTACTTTTATTAGGGTTACAAGGGAAAAATGGCTGAACGTCGCTGGCAAGCCTTAGATAAAGACCGTGTCCGAACGTCGAACCGTATGGAAAAACCACTATCAAGAGAAAGGTCTAATATTTAAAAAAATTGGCGGTACTTCCCTTCTGTGCGCTGTGTGAGCTATAGTACGCCTATATCAACATCAACATGCCTATGGAAACTCGAGATGAAAGATGCGCTGCCCTGCTAGGACTGCTTCAGCCGAGTGATCCTGGCCCTCCTTCTGGACGGCCTCTAGCGGTGTCCACGCAAGGGCACTGGACCCTTTCTCACTTCGAAGACAGCGTTACCTGGATTTGTAAGTGCGGTCGCTCTGAGCCGATCTACCTAAAAAAACTTGACTCGGAACGAGTCGTGTTGCCTTGTGATGGCGTACACGCCTGTGAGGTGTGTCGAGAGGAGCTTCAGAAAGCCAGCAGTAAATCACAAAGATTTATTGCCTGGATCAACCAGCACCGACTCACACTCGACTCATCAAGTTGTCTAGAGTTTCCAGCCGACGGCGGCCTTTTCAAAGAACCATGCGCTGAACGTTACTCACGTACACGAAGGTTCGTGTACGAACAATTCTGGAGAAAAAAGGTGCAACCGGGGTACTACGTGCGTTCCAGTTGCTCTAATCCATTGTGTATCAATCCCTACCACCTATGTCTGACCGTAGAGCGCCACACTTCTCTGACTCCTCAAGCCACAGTTCTTATCTCAGAACTGGTGGATCGAAAGGTGTCGACCAACTTGATCAAGCAGCTTTTGCACGAGAGGCTCTCTATCGAGCTGTCAGAGAGATCGATTCAAAGAATAAGAAGAGATATAACCAGATCCAAAAGCTGCGCTTCTTAATTTTTGAGTTACAGTCTCTTCAACCGACAGACGTAAATCAACTGTCTGAAGCTCTGGGTCAGTCTCAGGCGACTACAAGAGAGCAGCTTAAAAAACTTAGAAAGCTCGATTTAGTTATCAGGACCCAATTTGAACACCACACCCTTTATTGCATCAATGGCGATTTCAACCAGTACATCGAGGACATACTCGAGTCCTTCTTCTTTGGAGAACAAGCAGCTTAAGCCTTGTCTTTGGGAAGATAAATATATTATTGGTAACCTTCCCCCTTGGATTTACAGCGACAATCACCCTCCTACTGATATTAAAGATTGTGAGGCAAAGATCTCAGCCATCGAGTACACCATTATCGACATCGACCTTCAGGTAGACATACGACAAAGCGAATGCGCTATGGGCAGCAGTCGTTACAAGTCATCCTATGATTTCGAAAAATGGAAATGTCAAGCTCTCAAAGCTAAACAGTCACAATACTACTTACTCAACGCATACAAATATTGGTTGATCTTGAATAGCACTCATGCCCTTGACGCGCCCTCAAAGCTCGATAAGCTGATCGAGTTACTCGTTGAGGACTCGCCCGACTTTCACCAGCAAGCCCAGGCGCTCCTAGACT